CCAGTACCGGATGCACGCCGCAGGCCGCATGGTCAGAGTGGGACATTCCCTCGATCATCGCGCAAATCGAGTACTGGCGGAGGCATCCGCCGGTACACGTCCTGGTCGCAGCTCAGATCGGCTATCAGGCTCCCGAGGAAGGCGAGCCGAAAGCAGAGCTTAGCCCGGACGAACTGATAGAAATGTTCCCGATGCCCACCTGACCTGGTGGGCATTTTTTATTGGAGGGCGAAGAAATGGCAAGCAACGAGAACGAGTACGAGATCTCGGCGAACCCTAACCGCTACCTGGCGGCGATGAACCGGATCGCGGACGAGACCCGGAACACGGCCAGGAGCATCCAATCCAGCATGAGCAGCATTGACTCGCACCTGGGGAAGGTGTCAAACACACTCAGCACAATCACTGGCATGTTTGGCAAGATGACCGCAATCATCGCCGGCGGCGCCGCGTTCAAGGAAGTGATTGGGAAGTCTGTCGAATGGATTGGCGAGTCGAAAACTCTGGCGAATCAGCTGGGTATCACCACTGAGCGTGCGAGCGTGATGATGGTCGCTATGCGCCACTTGGGGATGGATTCGGAGCAGGTTACGCGCGGCGCCGTCAACATGACAAAGCAGATGGTGTCAAATGGTGCCGCATTCGAAAAGCTCGGCGTCAAGCTCAAGGAGGCGAACGGACAGTATCGCCCGACGACTGAGCTGATGGCTGAGGTCAACGACAAGCTGCGGGAGATCAAGAATCCCATCGAGCAAAACATTGTGGGGATGAAGGTCTACGGCGAAGCGTGGAACGAGGTGCGGGGCGTCCTCAAACTTTCGTCCGAAGAACTGAAAGCTGCCGAGCAGAAGGCGAAGGACCTGGGCCTGGTTGTTGGAGACGAAGGCGTCGCCAATGCGAAAGCCTACAAGCAGTCGCTGAACGATATGAAGCTTGTCATCACCTCGCTGGAAGTGCAGACCGGCAATGCATTATTGCCTACGTTGGTGAAGATGGGCAGTTGGATGAGCAGCGTGGCGCCGGTCGCCGGCAAGGCAATGGGCATGGTGCTGGAATCGCTCGCGGAGATCATCAAGAGCGTGGCTGACGTCTTTTCGGAGCTGTGGCAGTTGATCTCACAAGGCTTTAGGGAGATCGGCAATGTCGTCGCCGAGGTAATGGGCGGCAAGGCGCCGGATGGCTTCGAGTTCTTCAGAAACTGCCTCAAGGTAGTCGAGATTGCGTTCCTCGCTTTCAAGGTGCTGTGCCAAGAGGTCATCGCGGCCGTGGTTGGTTACATCGAGCTGTTGGTGGCAAACGCAATGCGTATGGCCAATACAGCCGAGAAGGCCTTGAGTGGCGACTTTAGCGGTGCAAGGCAGGCATGGGCCACCGGCACGGCCAACATCGAGGACCTGCAGAAGAAGCACTGGGAGAAGATGAAAAGCATCGCCGGCGCCGGCAAGGAAAAGCTGGACGAGATTATTTCCCGAGGGGCGGCAAAGGCTCCGGAGATCAAGGACAAGAAGATCGAAGGCGGTCCGACTTACGGCTTCGATAAGGACAAGGAAAAGGAAAAGAGCCGCTTCCAGGAGTGGGACGCGAAGCTGGCGGCGGACAAGGACGGCTATGCCAAAGAGCACGCCATGAGCGGCACGGCCATGGAGTACAGCCTGTCAATGGAGCGGAACTACTGGAAGCGCATCCTCGACACGGTGTCGATGAACAAGGAGGAAAGGGCTCAGGTCGAGCGGAAGTATTACACCATCATGGCCGCCATCCGAAAGGAGGAGTTCGAGAACGACATCGCGGGCGAAAAGCTCAAATTGGAGTCGTTCAAGAATAACCATCTGGAGCGGCTTGAGATCGCAAATCGGATCTACCAGCAAAACATTGACCGCTTCGGCCTGGAATCGAAGGAGGCGCAAGCCGCGCTGGGCGAGGTCATGAAGGTGCAAGCCGCCTACAAAGACCAGGTGCTGGCGACAAACAAAGTAATCGCCGAGTCCCGCCGCAATGCGGAGCTGGCGAGCATCGATGTTGCGGAGCAGGACGCCGAGCAGCAGCTCGCGATGCGGCAATTGACGGTTGGGCAGATGTTGGAACTGGACCGCCAGTTCGAGGCGAAGCGCTACCAGATCAGAATGCAAGCGCTGCTGGAGCAAGAGGCAATGATAAAAGGGCCGGACGAGGACCCGGTCGCCCTGGCGCAGCTCCATGCCCAAATCGAGGCCGTCGAGGAACAGCATCAGCGCCGACTCACGCAGATCAAGCGCAAGTCCGAACAGCAGCAGACGGCCGGCACGCGGGCGATGTACGGGACGATGCAGCAGGGCTTTGCCAGCGTGATCTCCAACACCGTCAAAGGCACGATGACGATGTCTCAGGCTCTGCAGGGTGCCTTCACTGCGGTCGCAGGCTCGTTGATCGACATGGCAGCGCAGACCGCTGCTGAGTGGCTGATGAACATGCTCCTTGCCGACTCCGCGTCGAAGGTATCGGCGGTAGGGCAGATCTCCGCCAATGCAGGTGTGGCCGGCGCCGCAGCGACCGCATCGGCCGCTGCGATTCCCTTCTATGGCTGGGCCATGGCACCCGAGGCCGGTCTGGCGGCGTCTGCAGCGGCGATGGCGTTCATGCCAATGGCGTCCGCTGCGGGCGGTTACGACATCCCGGCCGGCATTAACCCGATTGTGCAGACGCATGCACAAGAGATGATTTTGCCGGCCAAGTACGCAAACGTGATCCGCGATATGGCAGGCCAGGGCGATTCGGGCGCTGGCGGTGGCCAGACGATCAACTACCACGATTACTCTGGAAAACTGTCGCCGGCGGAGATCCGCCGGAACGTGAAGGTGATCGCGGATGCTTTGAAGGACCATGCGAAGAAATGAGCGACATTCGTTATCCGGTGCTACCAGGTGCAACGTGGGATCTGACCTGGTCGCCGAAGTTTCACACCAAGATCCAATCGGCTGTCACTGGCAAAGAGTACCGTGCCTCGATGATGGCGAACCCGCTGTATTCCATCACCATCAAGTACGAGTTTCTGCGCGCCGGCGCCCGCCAAGAGCTGCGCCAGTTGGTCGGCTTCTATCTGGCGCGGCGCGGCGCTTACGAGAGCTTTCTGTTCAAGCTTGAGGAGGATTGCTCTGTAGTAGGTCAGGCTGTGGGCGTCGGCGACGGCCTGGCCAAGTCGTTCCAACTGGTGCGCAGCTATGGCGCGTTCAGTGAGCCAGTGCAGAACATTGACCAGGTGACGGAGGTGCGGGTCAACGGCAACCTGGTTCCGCCCTCGGGATACAGCGTTTCGCCAACCGGCCTTGTCACCTTCGCGGTGCCGCCGGTGGGACCGATCACCTGGACCGGCAGCTACCTATATCGCGTCCGCTTTGAGGACGACGAGGCCGAATTCAACCGCTTTATGAGCAACCTATGGAAGGCAGATTCGGTCAGCCTGATCGGTAGCCTGGGGAATCGAATATGAGAGAAGCATCAACACGCCTGCAGCAGATCCTCGCCGGCGCCACTTTCGTGAAATGCAACCTGTTCACTATGACGCTTGTCGGCGGTGCAATGTACTTCTGGACCGATGCAGACGTTGACATTGTTGTCGAGAACCAAGTGTATGACTCCTCCGGCCCCAACATAAGGGGCGCGCGGTATAACCTGGTGCGTGGCATGCAGGTCAGCACGCTGGACCTGACGGTGCTGGTGAAGCCGACGGACCGGATCGCCGGCGTTCACTGGTTCCTGGCCGCGCGCTCGGGGGCGCTGAAGAATGCCGAGATCCTTATCGAGAAGGCGTTTATGCCGGCGTGGGGCGAGCCGGCCGAAAAGCTGCCGATCTTTCGCGGCTACGTTGACAGCAGTAGCGACGGCGAGCAGGACGTGGTCCTGAGCGTCGTATCCGACAGCAACCGGCTGAATACGCAGATCCCGCGCGAGCTGTTCCAGGCCGGCTGCATGCGGACGCTGTACGACCCTGGCTGCGGCGTTACTCGCAGTGCTTATACGGTCGAATCCACGGTGAATGCGGCGCCGAACCGGTACTCGTTCACCTCGGGTGTATCGCAGTCCGATGGCTATTTTGCCCTGGGCGAACTGATCTTTACGAGCGGCGCAAACGCTGGCGTGCGCAGGTCGGTCAAGTCGTTCGTCAACGGCGTCATCGAGCTGTCTTATCCGCTGGTGTTCGACCTGCAGCGCGGGGATGGCTTCCTGGTGCGCGCGGGCTGCGACCGGACACGCGGTCCGAACGGCTGCGGGAAGTTCAACAACCTGCCCAATTTCAAAGGGACGCCGTTCATCCCGCCACCGGAGGCAGCAGCATGACCCCGCAAATGCGCCAGAACGTCGTCAGCGAGGCGTTGACCTGGTTGAACACGCCATACCATCACCAGGGCGATTTAAAGGGCGTAGGCGTCGATTGCGTGATGGTGATGATCGAGGTGTACAAGGCGTGCGGGCTGATCCCTGCGACGGTTGATCCTCGCCCCTACACACACGATTGGCACATGCACCGCAGCGAGGAGAACTACCTCGCAGGCGTGATGGATCTCGCGGATCGCGTGGAGGAGCCCCAGCCGGGCGACATCGCGCTGTTCAAGTTTGGGCGATGCGTGAGTCATGGCGGCATTGTCATCAAGTGGCCAGTCATCGTCCACGCCTACATCGAACACGATGCGGTTGTCCTGACTAACGTTAGTAAAAGTGCGGCTCTGCTGGCCAGGCTGCACGGTTTTTATTCTTTGAGGTAGCAATATGGGTGGACTCTTTGGCGGCAAAGGCGTCAGCAATTCGGCGCCGGTTATCTCCTCGATCCAGTTGCAGACATCGAGCTTCGGCCGCGCGATTCCCTGGATTTTCGGACAACAGCGGGTTGCACCGAACCTGATCCAATACGAGGACTTTACCGCCATCCCTCACACGACCAGGCAAAAGACCGGCAAGGGCGGCGGTGGCAAGACGACCAACACGGAGTACACGTATAGCGTTGCTGCGGCGTTGGCCCTGGGATCAGGGCCAGTGTCGAAAATTGGCCGCGTCTGGAAGGACAAGGAGCGCACGTCTCTTGCCGAGCTGAATCTGGACTATTTCAACGGGACAGAGACGCAAGACCCGTATCCGTACTTCGTGACAAAGCATCCCGACCGCGCCTTGTCGTACCGTGGCATCGCCTACGTGGCCAGCGGCGCGTATGACCTGGGGTCGAATGCGGGATTTGGCAACCATACCTTCGAAGTGCAAGCCTACGGCAGCATTGGCGAGAAGTATGCCGGCTCCGAGGTTCCGGACGCAGAGCCGGTCGATGTCATCGTCGCATTGCTCACCGATTCGGTGCAAGGTGTTGGCCTCGATCCGGAAACGCTGGGCGATCTCTCCTCCTTTCGCTCGTACTGCCTGGCGAACGGCTTATGGGTGAGTCCGGCCTATACCGATCAAAAGGGCGCGTATGAGTGCATCAAGGCGCTGTTGACTATCGGCTTTGCGGACTGCGTGTACTCGGGCGGGAAATTCAAGATCGTTCCTTACTCCGATGTACCGGCGGAAGGGAGGCTGGCCACATACCATCCAACTATCGCCCCTGTCTGCGATTTAGGCATCGATGACTTTATCGCTGCCGACGAGGATGCTGTACGGATCACGCAGAAGTCGGCGGAGGAATGCTTTAACCACGTCCGCGTAAAGTTCCGGGACCGGGCGAACGACTACAACGAGAACGTAGCGGAGAGCAAGGACGACGCCGATATAGAGCAGCATGGCCTGCGCTCTATGGATGTGGTCGACATGCCCGAGATCGCGGATGCAACCGTCGCGCAGAAGGTGGCTGACTTTGTCCTCCATCGCTCGCTGTACATCCTGAATACTTATGAATTCCGCCTCCCGTGGAAACACGTCAGGTTGGAGCCGATGGATGTAGTCACGCTGACCTATGGCCCGAAGTTCCTGGACCAAACGCCAGTGCTGATTACGAGCATCGACGAGGACGAGGAGGGACTGCTGACGATCCAGGCGGAGGACTACCCGATCGGTAGCAATCGCCACACGATGCAGCCGGCGCCCGACATTGGCAGCGACGCACCCAACTACGCCGTGAAGCCTGGCGACGTGCACGAGCCGGTTCTGTTCGAGCCGCCACCGAAACTGACCGGGAACGATTCCCAATTATGGATGGCCGTATCGGGTGGCGATCATTGGGGAGGCGCCGTTGTGTGGGCTTCTACCGACGACCGAAGCTATC